TAAAGATTTAACGAAAGCCCGATGATTCTCACGAGTCGTCGGGCTTTTTTATTGCCGATTGCACGAGTAAAGAATGGATATTCAGCAAGTTGGAAACCACACAGATCCGCATACTATCGGGTCTTACATTGTCAGTATTTTCGGCATCAGCATCTCTGCCGTCACGCTGCTGCAGGTCATCAGCATCACTGTAGGTATCGCTGTCGGCCCGGCTTCACTGGTTACCATGTTGCTCACTTACCGCAGCGCTCATAAAAGAAACATGGAGCAGGCCAAGCTGGCAAAAGCACAGAGAGAAGCGATTTATTTCAAGGATGATAAAGAGTCAGAGGTCAATTGATGCCAAGTGCTGCCCCAGTCCATCGCCCAGCACAAAAAAAAGAGCGAAAGGCATGGGATAGAACAAGCCAGCAAAGAGGAAAAACCACCACTCAGCGTGGCTACGGATGGCAGTGGCAAAAGCTGAGACAACGGATTATCGATAGAGACCTTGGGCTCTGTCAGCCATGTAAAAGAAAAGACAGGGTGACAGCTTTCCATGCTGTTGATCACATTGTGCCAAAGGCAAAAGGCGGCACAGAGGATGAGAGCAATCTCGAATGCATCTGCAAGCGATGCCATAAAGCGAAAACCGCCCGCGAAGATAGCAAGTAGGAGAGGGGGCCATCATTCTACTCAGCCTACAATCTCCTGACCGCTGTCCCAGTCATTTTCTTGTGTTGGCAAAATTGAGGTAGGGGGGGGATCAGTTCTTGTTGTGATGATAATCACCAGGTTCTGGTCACTGGCAAAGAATACGCAACCGGCAATGGCCGGTTTTTTCATGTCTGAAATTTGAGGTTGATTATGGCTAGAGGCAGAACACCGATGCCTGCCCAGGCCAAAGTGCTTAGCGGGAATTTCCGGAAAGATAGAGACCAGCACGGACCTAAAGTCGAGATCAGCGCGCCCAAGTGTCCTGCCTGGCTGCCGAAGTCAGCGAAGAAGTACTGGAAAGATATTGCGCCAGAGCTTGAAAAAGTTGGTTTGATTGGGGTTGTGGACACTGCTGCTTTTGCTGCTCATTGTGATTCAATGGGTCGATATGAAGATGTGACCCGACGCCTGAAAAGCCTTGATGATCTGATCGAGACCACACCGAACGACTACGTTGTTCAGTCAGCCTTGTTCACGATTCGGAACAAGCTTTGGGATCAGGTGATGAAGTCAGCAACAGAATTTGGGCTGTCACCTGCAGCACGAAGCCGCGTTAAGGCAACAGATCCTAAGCAGCCAACAATGGATGGCTGGGACGAGCTGTAATACATGCGCGACTACATTGGCATTGCCAATCAGTACATCGACGAAGTACTCAACGGCGACAAGCCTGCATGTGAGTTCGTCAAGCGAGCGTGCGAACGTCAACGCCGCGACCTGCAGCTGGAGAACTTCAAGTATCACTTTGACGAAGATGCAGCGACCCGAGTCTGTAAGTTCATAGAGCTGCTGCCACATACCAAAGGTAAGTGGGCCAGAGAGCGAAAGCTGATCACGCTGGAGCCTTGGCAGATATTCATTCTTACCACAGTGTTTGGGTGGCTCGACAAGTACGGGCTTCGCAGATTCAAAACCGTTTACACGGAGATCCCGCGTAAGAACGGGAAGTCAGCAATCAGCTCAGGCGTTGGCCTTTACATGCTTGCTGCTGATGGTGAAGAAGGCGCCGAAGTCTACAGTGCCGCGACCACTCGCGACCAGGCGGCTATTGTCTGGAAGACAGCCAGGTCCATGGCCGATAAATCGCCCGGACTGGCTCGCCGGTTCGGGGTTGAGACATCAGCACACAGTGTCTACGTCGAACATACGGAGAGCATTTTCAAACCGCTCTCGCGCGACCAGGGTGGCAATCATGATGGCTACTCGGTCAGCTGCGGCATCATCGATGAGCTGCATGCTCATAAGACCCGGGAAATCTTCGACGTCATCGAGACGGCAACAGGTTCTCGCGACCAGCCACTGCTGTGGAATATCACCACGGCTGGCAGCAACCGAGCTGGCATCTGCTATGAGCAGCGTGCTTATGTCATCAAGCTGTTGAACCAGGTGGTCCATGATGATGAATACTTCGGCATCATCTACACCATCGATGATGAAGACGACTGGACTGACCCCGATGTCTGGGAGAAAGCTAATCCGAACTGGGGCGTGTCAGTCTCACCAGAGGACATTCAGCGTAAAGCGCGCAAGGCGATAGAGACGCCATCAGCACAGAATAACTTCCTCACCAAGCATCTGAATGTCTGGTGTAACGCTAACACTGCCTGGATGAATATGCAGGCATGGGCAGCTTGTGCTGCCGACATCAAGCTGGAAAGGCTGAGAGCCTGCAAGGCATGGCTTGCTGTAGACCTTGCCAGTAAAACAGATATCGCCTCAATCGGGATCATCATTGAGCAGGGTGACAAGGTCTATGCCTTCAATCGTAACTTCCTTAATGAGTATGCAATTGAGCACGGCACCAACAGCCAGTACTCAGGCTGGGAGCGAAGCGGTCATATCATTTCAACTGATGGGAATGTCACTGACTACGAAGCGATAGAGCTGGAAATCAAGCGTCTCTGTGACCTGCTTGATGTTCAGGATGTCTGCTTCGACCCATGGCAGGCACAACGGACCATGCAGAACCTGATGGCTGAAGCACTGCCTGTGGTCGAGTACAGGCAGACCGTGCAGAACATGAGTGAGCCGATGAAAGAACTGGAGGCACTTGTTCTGCAGGGCGCGCTGGTGCATTCAGGTGATCCCGTATTGGACTGGATGATCAGCAACGTGGTCTGTCACACAGACGCGAAAGAAAACATCTACCCGCGCAAGGAATTCCCTGAGAACAAGATTGACGGTGCAGTCGCGCTCATCATGGCGCTGGGCCGCATGCTGACAGCACGCGAACAAGGGCCAACAGCAGAGCTGATAATCCTATGATTAACCTGTTTAATAAAAACCACTCGACGCCACGGCAGCGAATAGAGCCAGTGATCGACATGGACAGAACTGTTCAGAATGCTGACAGCGAAACCATCAAGATGGGCCCTAATGAGTTTGGCGAGTTTGTCCGTGGTGGTATGTCATCTGCTGCAGGAAAAGTAGTCAGCGAGAAGACTGCCATGCGTGTCAGCGCTGTATATGCATGTGTGCGATTGATTGGCGGCACCATTGCCTCACTGCCTTTGCCAGTCTATGACGTCTCTAATGGAGAGCGTCAACGTGCAGAGGATGATCCAGTCTGGTGGCTGCTGAACCAGCAACCTAACGACAAATACTCAGCAGCCGTGTTCTGGGAAAGCATGCTCGGTTCACTACTGCTCAATGGTGACGGCTTCGCTGCTATTCAGCGTCCGTCAATTGCCTCGCCGGTCGTTCGGGCCTTGGAGTGGTATCCATCCAAAAACGTCGAAGTCATCGAAGACAACAATCGTCTGGTCTACCTGATGACCAAAAATGGCAAGCAAAAAGCCATGCTGGCTGATGATGTCATTCACGTGCCTGGCCCCGGTTTTGATGGCAAGCGAGGCATGAGTCAGATCAAGCATGCACTGAGCAACGCAGCTGGTACCGCGCTCGCTGCCGATGAGTTCAGCGGTAAGTTCTTTGCCAATGGTGCCCGGCCTGACTTTGCTCTGGAGTTTCCAGGCAGTCTCGATGAGAACCAGCAGGACATGATCCGCCGTACCTGGGCAGAGCGTCACCAAGGCTCAAGCAATGCTCACCTGCCGGCACTGATGTCAGGCGGTGCCAAGGTGCATGAAATCACTATGAATGCTGAAGATGCCCAGCTCATCACAACCCGCAAGTTTCAGGTTGAGGATATAGCGCGGATCTTCGGTGTGCCGCCACACATGATAGGCCACACAGAGAAAAGCTCCAGCTGGGGAACTGGCGTTGAGCAAATGTCTATTGGCTTTGTGAAGTACACGCTGGCGCCACTGCTCACCAAGATTGAGCAAGAGCTCAATCGCAAACTGTTCGACGGTACTCGCAGACGCTTCTCAGAGTTTAATACGGCAGGGCTAGAGCGCGGTGATTACAAAACCCGGATGGAAGGTTACCGCACAGCACTGGGCCGTGCCGGTGAACCTGGCTGGATGACAGTCAACGAAATCAGAAAGCTTGAAAACCAGCCGCCGGTAGAGGGTGGCAACGAACTCAACAAGGGGAATGGCGATGAGTCCACTTCTGAAACTACTGGCACTGAATAAAGACAAGGGCCAGCCTATCAAGGCTGAGCTCAATGAGGGTGAAGCCACGCTCTATGTCTATGACGTAATTGTCTCTGATGATATGTGGGGCGGTGTCTCCGCTGAAACATTTGTCAAAGAGCTTAACGCACTGACGGCCCCGGTGATTCATTTGCGTATCAATTCACCGGGTGGTGATGTGTTTGCTGCCCGTTCCATGGTTCAGGCCATGCGAGAGCACAAGTCGACCATCATTGCCCACATCGATGGAATGGCAGCCAGTGCTGCTACAGATCTGGTCATGGCAGCGGACAAGGCCTACATCACCGATGGTGGCATGTTCATGATCCACAATGCGTGGACCATTGCCATGGGCAACAAAGAAGACTTCCTGAAGACAGCGGAACTGCTCGAACGAATCGACCAGGTCATTGCTGAAAACTACGTCAACAAGTCGGGCCAGACCACAGAGCAGATTGTTGAGTGGATGGACGCAGAGACTTACTTCTTCGGGCAAGAGGCCGTTGAGTCTGGTTTTGTCGATGAGATATCTGAAGTCGCTCCAAAGAATCAGATCAAATGGGATATCTCTGCTTACAAGCACCCGCCAGAGCCAGAGAACAAAGACCCCGACCCAACACCGCAAACAGATCCAGAACCGGAGCCGGAAAAGCCGGATCTGTCCATGCAATACCGACAACTTGAAGTTGTGCAACTGACTGCGTAGAACCCGCTACGTTTCTTGAAACCAGGCCCGCGATAGCGGGTTTTTTTATGCATTGAGGAAATCACCATGAAAGATATCAAAATGCTGCGTGAGGAGCGGAACAAAATCGCTCTTGATATGAAGGCCATGCTGGATAACAGCAAGGAAAAAGAGCAGGCTTGGACTGCTGAAGATCAAACCAAGTATGACAACATGCTGGGTGATATCGATAACATCGATACTGAAATCAAAAACATTCAGCATTACCTGGATAAGATTGCTGATGAAACTGACCAGGACAATGTCCAGCATCAGTTCAACAACAAGAACAAAGACGGCAAAGCCCGTGAATTGTTTGCCAAGTACCTGCGCGGCGGTGACAAGGCGATGAACAGTGAAGACTGGGAATACATTCGCAACACGATGAGCACAGGCACAGACTCTGAAGGCGGCTACACTGTACAGACCGAAGTCGCTGCCGAGTTGATTGAAAGCCTGAAAGACTATGGCGGTATGCGTGAAGTCGCTGAAGTGTTCACCACCGAAATGGGCAACCCGATGTCATTTCCGACCTCAGATGGTACTAGTGAAGTGGGTGAGCTGGTTGCAGAAAATGCAGAAGCAAATGATGCGGACCCAAACTTCGGCACAGTCGGCCTGAATGTCTTCAAGTTCGGCTCCAAAGTCGTCGCCGTGCCTATCGAACTGCTGCGTGATAGCCAGATTGATATTGCCGGTTTCGTCAATCGTCGCTTGGCAGAACGTCTCGGCCGAATCACCAATCAATACTTCACCACGGGTACCGGTACCGCACAGCCTCGCGGTATTGTCACTGGTGCATCAACCGGTAAAGTCGGTACTACAGGCCAAACTACAACTGTCACCTTCGATGACCTGGTTGATTTGGTTCACTCAGTAGACGTGGCATATCGTCGTCTGGGCGCTGGCTTCATGATGAATGATGCATCTATGAAGATTATCCGCAAACTGAAAGATGACAACGGCCGCCCGATCTTCATGCCTGGCTATGGCAGTTTTGACCAATCCATGCCAGACACCGTGCTGGGCTACAACACTACTATCAATAACGATATGGCAGTGATGGCTGCAGATGCCAAATCTATCCTGTTCGGCGCAATGAATCGCTACAAGATTCGTGACGCCATGATGGTTGAACTGTTCCGCTTTGATGACTCTGCATACATTAAGAAAGGTCAGATCGGCTTCCTGGCATGGTCACGCCATGGTGGCAACCTGACCGACACAGCAGCGGTTAAGTACTACCAGAACTCTGCAACATAATCACACGCTGAGCAAGGCGGCTCCGGCCGCCTCTCTCTTTTAAATCAGAGGACATTCTCATGAGTAAAGTAGAAATGATTCTGGCTCGCGTGCTGGTTGATGCTGTTATTAACAAGGTGGCGGTGTTTGCCAATCAGCTGGTCGAGGGGCCAGCTGATGTGGTTGAGCATCACTGCAAAGCCGGTGAGCTGGATAAAAGCGACACGGCTGTTGCCTACTGCAAAAAGCAGGGCGCTGAACCTGTGCCACTGGTCGAGAAACGGACTGTTGAAGACATCACTGATGAAGTCATCATCGAGGCCATCATGGCGCTGGATGAAGAAGACGAAAGTCTTTGGACCAAGTCGGGCACACCAAAAACAGATGCGATTGCCAAGCAGCTGGGTGTTGAACCTGCTGCCATCAAAGCAGCTGACCGTGATGCCGCCTGGCGCATGATTCAGGACGGCGAGGTTTAAACCAGCCTCCAGATCAAAACGCCTTGTGCTTGCACAGGGCGTTTTTTTATGGCCGCTGAGGTGAAATGATGGACTTCAAACTTAAAACTGCTGCAAGCGATACGGTGCTCACGCTGGCTGATGCTAAAGCGCAGCTGCGTGTTGATAGCGATATCACCGAAGATGACACCCTCATCACCGCACTGGTTGCCCAGGCCACCGACTACGCCGAAAAGCGAACCCGGCAGCCGCTGCTGACACAGACCTGGACTGCTTTCACAGATCGGTTCTGCGACCTGATGGAGCTCAAGCCGAATCTGCAGAGCATTGTGTCAGTGAAGTACATCGATGCAGATGGCGTGCTGCAGACACTGGACACCAGTGTCTACAACACAGACACACAGTCTCTGGTCGGTGCGATTTATCTGGCCTACGGTCAGACATGGCCAACCGTTCGCTGTGAACGGCATGCGGTTCAGATTGAGTTCAAATGCGGTTATGAATCTGCAGACAAAATACCGGACACACTGATCAGTGCTATCAAGCTGCTCATCACTGACTGGTATGAATATCGCGGCTCTGCTGTGATTGGTTCTATCACAAGCGAGGTGCCAGTCAGCGTAGATAGTCTGCTGAATCTCAACAAAGTGTGGTCATTCTGATGGATATGCCAAAGCCAGGTGAACTGAACCGCCGTATCACTATCAAGGATTGGCAGGATGTACCTAACCTCTCAGCAGGTATCGATCAGAACTTCACTGCGCCACTGAATACCTGGGCCAAGCATGAGCCAGTTGGCGCGCGTCTGTACCAGGAGTCAGTACAGCTGAATGAGATCATCACAGACCGGTTCTATATCCGGTACCGGCCGAACTTCAAGGTCGATAAGAACAAGGTTATTGAATATGACGATACGCGCTTTCGTATTCGCCGCGGTTCAGATGTCGGCGGCATGAAGCGTTTCATCGTCATTGAGTGTGAGGCGCTGGGGCCAATCGAATGACACAGGAATCCAGAGTAAGACTCACGCAGTTTCAGTTGTGGGATTTCGACCTCACCAAGCTGAGTGATGGCCTGAGTGAGCAGGGCAAGCTGATTCGTCGTGATGCCCGTCGGCTTGTGGCAAGGGCTGCTGTTTCCAAGGCCGGTGAATATCCGGGCAAAGACTCAGGCCTCTTGCGGAAATCGATTTCATTCAAGAAGTTCAGAAATCAGCAGGGTGTTTATATCACTCACAAAATGAAGTCAGGCCAATATCGCTATCCGTTCGCGCTGGTCAATGGCTCGCCAGAGACCGGACTGGAGCCGCGTGCTGACTACATTGCTGACACCTTTGAAGACCGCAAGATGTATGTGCAGCAAATGCTTAGAAACGCCATGAGGAAGTCATTCAAAGCAGAGGATATCACCCTGTGAAACTGACACCGATTATTGAAGAAATCAAAGCCAATTGCCCGACATTCCAGCAGCGGGCGGCGGGTGCGGCTGAGTATGCCAATCTGCGCAACCGGTCGAACCTGACAATGCCCGCAGCGTATGTGGTGCCGATGGATGAAAACGCCAGCGAAATGGGCAACGGCTCAGGCTATCGCCAGACGTTGACTGAGGGTTTCAGTGTGATCGTGGTTATCAGCAACCTGGCAGATGAGCGTGGTCAGCAAGCAGCGAACCAGCTGCACGATCTGCGTGCAGAGCTCTGGGCTGCACTGCTCGGCTTTGAAATGGATGATTATGACCAGATCAAATACAGCGGCGGCAATCTGCTGCACGTTGACCGTTCCCGTCTGGACTATCAGTTCGACTTCAATGCGGATTATCACATCGATATCAGTGACACCCGTACATGGTTGGATCACCAAGCGTTGCCGGCTTTCGAATCCGTCACCGTAGAGCTGGATCACAAAGACCTGCCACCGGATGGCGAGGTCGATCACACCCTAGACGTTTCAGTACCACAGTAGAGGTCTCCCATGATTGTTATTCCAAAAGCCGGGGCACAGGTGCCTGACCCGGACAAGGGCGATGTATTGCCTGAATCAGGCCGGGATGTTCCAAAAAACCAGTATTGGTTGCGCCGCGTTAATGATGGTGACGTGACCATCAAGAAACCATCAGCTAAGCGAGGTAAAAAATAATGGCGATTAGCTTCAACACGATTCCCCAGGATGTCCGGGTGCCGCTGTTCTATGCGGAAATGGACAACTCCCAAGCCGGCTATTTCACCCAGAATCAAAAGATTCTGCTGATTGGTCAGATGCTTTCAAGTGGTATCGCCTCAGCAGGTCAGGCGTTGCTGGTTGCTAAAACTGATGATGCCAAGGAGCAGTTCGGCGTCGGTTCCATGCTGGCTCGTATGCATGAAGCCGTGCGCAAGCAGGATGCCGTCGGAGAAGTCTGGTGCATTGCACTGGATGATGACGGTGCCGGTGTGGCCGCAACAGGCAAGGTCGCTATCGCTGGCCCCGCTACCGGCAGCGGTACCATCTATCTCTACATTGCTGGCCAACTGGTCAAGACCGGTGTCACTTCCGGTGATACCGATGCGGATATTGCCACAGCCATGGCAGCCTCCGTCAATGCCGTCACTGACTTACCTGTCACTGCTGAAGTCAACGGCACCAATGACAATGAAGTAGATCTGACTGCCAAATGGAAAGGGGCCACAGGTAACGACATCAAGCTGATTGAAAACTATCGCGGCTCAGCCAGTGGCGAGAAAACACCCGCCGGTGTCTCACTCACCATCACCGCCATGGCGAGTGGTGCGACAGATCCCGATATCGCTGCAGCTATCACTGCGATGGGTGATGAAGAATATGACTTCATCATTCACCCATACACAGACACGGCCAATCTCGATGCGCTGAAAGCCGAAATGGATGACAGCACTGGCCGCTGGTCATACAGCCGTCAAATCTATGGCCACAGCTACACAGCGAAGCGTGACACCTTTGCCAACCTGCAAAGCTTCGGTACCAACCGCAACGATCAGCACGCCACGCTGGCAGGCTTTGAACCGACAGTGCCTAATCCCTCATGGGAATATGCAGCTGCTTACGGTGGCCGCAATGCCGTATTCATCAAGGCCGATCCGGCGCGTCCAACGCAAACCGGTCAGCTGGTCGGTATTTTGCCAGCCACAGAGGGCAATCGCTTTATCCTGTCAGAGCGTGAAACCCTGCTCAAGAACGGTGTCGCAACCAGCTATGTCGCCGGTGGTTATGTGCGTGTTGAGCGTGCCATCACCACCTATCAGAAGAACAGCTTTGACCAGCCGGATACCTCCTACCTGGACAGCGAAACCATGCACACCAGCAGCACCATCATTCGCCGTCTGCGTAGCGCTGTGACCAACAAGTACCCGCGTCACAAGCTGGGCAGCGATGGCACCCGCTTTGGTGCCGGTCAGGCGATTGTTACGCCCAACATCATTCGTGGTGCCATGCTGGATGAATACACCCAGATGGAACGGATCGGCCTGGTCGAGAATGCCGGCCTGTTCAATCAGCATCTGATTGTCGAGCGTGATGAAACTGATCCGAATCGTGTGAACGTGCTGTTCCCGGCTGATTACATCAACCAGCTGCGCGTGTTCGCCTTGCTCAATCAGTTCCGTCTTCAATATCCCAACGCAGCATAAGGATCTAAATCATGGGTAATAAAGTAGCAGGCATCTGCTATATCAAAGCAGATGATCAGCAGTTCGAGGTCACCGGCAGTGTTGAGGTGCCTTTATCCACCACAATCCGCGAGCCGATGGAATCACTCTCTGGCGAGTCCGGCAACTTCCGTGAGTCAGGTGTAGCGCCTTATGTTCGGCTGACAGCACACAACGAGGCCAGTCTGGACTATGAAAAGATTGCCAACGCAACAAATCTGACAGTCGTGGTAGAGGCGCCTAATGGTCGAGTTTATACCCTGACTGAAGCCTATTTGTCAGGTGAAACAGTGGTCGGGCTGGATGAAGGCACAACGCCTTATGAGTTCCGTGGCGCGAAAGGGGTGTGGAAGTAATGGCCACTAAAATCAAACTCAACAAGCCGATTGATGCCCACGGTGAAGAAGTCACCGAGATTGAGCTGCGGGACATTACCGGCGGCGATGTGATTGATCTGGGTCAGCCGATGAACGTCAATGCCGATCAGTCATTCAACTTCCGTATGGATGTTGTGGCGCGCTACGTATCGCGGCTGGCTGGCATCCCGATGAGCAGTGTTCGCGAAATGTCACCGGGTGACTTAACCAACTGCGCAGCGGAGATTGCGGGTTTTTTTGGCTAGTCGGTAACGCTGAACAATTCATCGAGCGCCTGTTTGATGCGGCTTATGTATGGAAGCTAAGCCGCTCAGACATTCGCCAGATGACAGCCTTTGAGCTGGACTTGTTTGAGAAACAAGCAAAACGGATTAATGAGGAACTAAAGCATGGCTGATACCAAACTCACCGCCGTGATTCAGCTGGCAGACAAAATGTCCAAGCCTCTAAAAGGGATCAATAACCGCCTGCAGAATGTTCAGAAGCCAATCAAGGGACTGAGCAATCAATTAGGTCGTCTTGATCGGGTTAGTGGCCTGAAAAAGCTCCGTTCCAGCCTGGGTGGCGTTGCCGGGCAGCTGGGTAAGCTGAGCCTGATTGGTGTCGGTGGTATCGGTGCCATGGTAACTGCAGTGAATAAGTTGTCACAGTCAGGCGATGAGGTGATCAAGACGGCAACTAACTTTGGCATTTCAGCTGAGAAACTGCAGGAATACCGCTTTATTGCAGAGCGCAGCGGCGTCAGTCAGGCTTCTGTCAATAAGTCTATGCAGGCTTTCACTAAACGGTTAGCAGAAGCCAGAAACGGCACCGGTGAGCTTTATGGGTTGCTTAAGGATGTGAATCCGGAGTTCCTTAACCAGCTGCTGGCAATCAATGACAACGGCGAAGCCTATGATTTGTTGATCAGAAAGATGGCAGAACTCCCTGAGCAACAGCGTCAGATCCTGCTGGGTGATAAAGCGTTCTCAGAAGCTGGGCGTGAACTGGTCAAGATCACGGCTCAAGGCGCAGACGCTATAGAGGAACTCAGAAAAGAAGCGCACAAATACGGCGCCGTGATAGATGAAGAAACGCTCAAGAAGTCGGCTGAGTTCCAGGACAATATGACCAACCTCGGCAGCATTGCAAAGAATTTGGCCTTCTCGTTCGGTCAAGAAATGATGCCCGCTATTCAAGGCATAGTAACAAGCATGACCGAGTGGGGTGCGCAGAACAAAGAGCTAATTAAAACTAAACTACAAGAAGTGGCAGAGAAAATAGCTCAAAGCATTAAAACACTGGGCGAAAACCTGCCAGGCATTATCGATCGCGTGTCACGCTTCGTTGATGCAATTGGCGGCATGAAAACAGTCCTTATCGGTGCCGGTCTGGTAATTACGGGTCCATTGATCAGTGCCATTGCCACATTGTCAGCAACACTGCTTACCACACCGGTTGGCTGGTTTATTGGTGCTGTTGGTCTGATTGCCGGCGCGGGCGCCATGATTATGGGTAAATGGAATCCGGTTGAGAAGTTTTTCCCCGATTTGTGGGATGGCATTGTCGAGCATGTCGGCGGGACTATCTACAAAATGGTGGAACTGTTCCAGAACTTCACACCGGCCGGATTGATTATCAAGCACTGGGATCCACTGACCGACTTCTTCTCTGATACCTGGCAGAACATTCTCAAAATATTTGAAGCCGGCATGGCCAAGGTGATGCCGATCGTCAACAAGCTTACGAAGGTAGCCGATAAGGTGACAAAGCCAGTCAAAAAACTATTCGAGTTTGGCGGCAATGCGGCTGATGCTGTGACTGGTGCTGCCAGCGATGCCTATAACGGTGTGCGAAACTTCTTCGGTGGTGATGATACGCCGCGTGAAAGCATTCTCCCCAAAGGCCAGGCAACACAGGTCGGCGGGCAAGTCACCGTCAAGATTGATTCAGAGGGGCGGCCAAAAGTTCAGCAGGTTCGCTCTGACAACCCCTCTGTGGGCATCGATGTTGATGCCGGTATGAGTCTGGTAGGTGCAATGTGACCTGGCGCGAAAAGATGCGGCGCGGCTCCTTTCGGGGCGTGCCGTTTTTTACCAATGCGGTGGATGATGAAGTCGGTCGGCGTGTGGCTGTGCATGAGTATCCGGGCCGGGATAACCCGTATCCGGAGGATATGGGCAGAAAGGCGCGCGGCTTCACAGTCGAGTGCTATGTCTCCGGCCCTGAGTACATGGCTGATCGCGATGCGCTTATTGCTGCGGTTGAGAAGAAAGGCCCCGGCAAGCTGGTTCATCCGTTCTGGGGTGAGTTCAATGTCCAGGCGATTAACTGCCGAATCCGTGAGGGTAGTGGCGAGGAAGGCGTTGCCCGCTTTGCCATTACCTTTGTTGAGAGTGGTCAGAATGAGTTCCCGGTCAGCAGCACCAACACGGCGCAGCTGGTTGAAACGCAGGCTGATACAGCGATGCAGGCAACGGTTGATGACTTTGCTGCAAGCTTCAGTGTCAGCGGTCAGCCACAGTTCGTGGCTGATGAGGCTGAGACAGTGCTTCAGGGCGGGCTTACCCAGTTATCGGGGCTGTCATCGTTCAAAGGTGATGTGTCGGCGATGGAGCTACCAACGCTGATGCAGTCTCCGTCAGACCTGGCAACGCAAATCACTGATGCTATCAAGCAGGTTGAGGATGTCGTAGACCTAAGAAAGCTGGCTGACTTTGGCGTAGATGTCCCGCCAGTCATTGAGAAGACCATCACCAGAACTAAGCAGGCTGCCAATCAGTCAGCCTCGCTGAGACTGTTCAACACCAGCAGCACGATTGAAATGGCCCGCCGGATGGTGAATCTATGAGCCTGAACCTGGACAACAAACAAGACGCCATTGCCTACCGCAATGAACTGGCTGATCGCATGGACGATCTGTCAGAGACAGCACCTGATGGCGTGTTCGATGCCTTGCAGGGTTTACGTGCTGCCGTGGTGCGTGATGTGAATGAGCGTCTGGCACAACTGCCGGCGGTGGTCACTTATGACACACCGGAAACCATGCCGGCACTGGCCGTGGCCTATCGGCTCTATGGTGGTATCGAGAAAGAAACAGAGATCATCAACCGCAACAGTATCCGTCACGGTGGCTTTGTCGCCGGTGAAATTGAGTACCTGAAGTAATGCTGCAACTCAAAATCGGTCATCGTGTGTTCCAGGGTTGGACCAGTGCGAGGATAACGCGCGGCCTGCGTCAGGCGGCGGCCACCTTCCAGCTGGAGCTCACTGATAAATGGGATGGCAAGCCATGGCAGGTGAAACCCTACGAGCGCTGCGAGGTGGTGTATGACGGCGAGAAGGTCATCACCGGTCGCATTGATTCTGCATCGGTTTCCTATGATGACGAGTCACACACCGTGTCGGTCTCTGGCCGGTCATTGACAGCCGTGCTGGTTGACTGTAGCGCACCATCAAAGCAGTTCCGCAATCAGAGTATTGAAGCGATTGCAGCTGCACTGGCAAAGCCGTTCGGCGTGGCCGTGGTGACACAGGTCGGCACGGGCAAGCCGATTCGCTCATGGAAGCCGGATGAAGGCGTGACTGTGTTTGAGGCAATCGAAAAGCTGGCCAGACTTCGCGGCCTGCTGCTGACAGACGATGCCGCCGGCAACCTGGTCATTACCCGGGCGGGCAATGGCCGTATCGGTACCGCGCTGATCTACGGCAAAAACATCAAAGGCGGTGCTGCTGTGTTTGATGTGCGTGACAGGTTCAGTGAGTACACGGTCAAGGCCCAGCAAAAGGGCGGCGATAACGTTGATGCTGTCTCGGCAGCGCATGTAGTGACAAAGGTGACTGATGAAAGCGTGCCGTATTACCGGCCACTGGTAATCACTGCCGAAGACCAGGCCGATATCGAAACTACCAAAACACGGGCGAACTGGGAAAAGAATGCACGCATAGGCCAGTCTCAGGCATTCAGCATCACAGTGCAGGGCTGGCAGCATGACAGCGGCCTGTGGGAGCCGAACAAAGAAACGCGCGTCACAGACAAGTTGCTGGGCGTGGATGCAGATCTGCTGATTTCACAGGTCACATTCTCCATCAGCGGATCCGGTACCGAGTCGGCACTGGAGCTGGCACCAAAAGAAGCCTTTTTACCTGAGCCAATCAGTCCCGATTCTGACACGGTCAGCGGCAAGAAAACCCCGGTCATCTGGAAAGAGCTGAGCAATGTCACCGAGAGCGATTAGCAAACTACTGCAGCCGCTTCAGCGCAAGCTGAGCCAGGTTGTGTCACGCGCCGTGGTGCGCGTGATTAATGATGGTCTCAAGATGCAGGAGCTGCAGCTGACCGTGATGGCTGATGAAACCCTGGATGGCGTTGAGCGCTTCCAGAACTATGGCTTTACCAGTCACCCAAAAGCAGGCGCTGAGGCGATCACCTTATCCGTTGGTGGTCACCGTAGTCATAGTGTGGCCGTGGTCGTTGATGATCGCCGGTACCGGCTGAAAGCTTTGCAAGCTGGCGAAGTGGCTTTGTATGACGATCTCGGTCAGAAAGTTGTTTTGCACCGTGATCATATTCTCGTCAAGTCACCCAAGGTACTTGTGGATTCTGATGATGTCCACCTTGGCGGTGAGAACGGTGAACGTGTCGCAAGGGTTGGTGATCGCGTCCAAGTTGGATCGGGGTCTTCCGCAGGCTTGTGGCCTATCGTCGAGGGCAGCAGCAAAGTGAGTTCCGAATGACAGACTTAGCCATCACCTTTGATGCCGATATCAATGTCCTGAACTTCTCAGCAGCCATCAGTGGCGGCGATATGAAAACAGATGACGGCCTGCATGCCGCCGTGCTGTATTCGCTGTTCACCGATAAGCGAGCAGAGACTGATGATGATATCCCCGATGCCACGGATGATCCACGCGGCCACTGGGCAGACAGCGTACTGGGTGAGTCCGAAGGCTCACACCTCTGGCTGCTCACCCGCGAGAAGCAAACACAGCAAACCCTGAACCGGGCGCAGGGCTATGCACGCGAAGCACTGCAATGGCTCATTGATGACGGCCATGCCAGCCGCGTTGAAGTGATCGGTGAATGGCTGCGGCTGGGTGTGCTGGCATTACAAATCACTATCTGGTCCGGTGACCAGGTGCGTTTTTCTAACACCTTAAATCTGGGGTAGTGCATGGCATACGCAAGACCGTCACTCACTGAAATCATCGAGCGCAAGATCGCGGATCTCGATAGCCGGCTACCGACCGCCTCGGCTCGGCTTCGCCGTTCTGTGCTGAATGCGCTGCTGCGGGCTTCTGCTGCTGTTGAGCACGGACTTTATGGCTACATTAACTATTTGTCTCGACAGGTTGTTCCAAATACGGCGGAGGTTGAGTTTCTGGAGCGTCACGCCAACTGGTGGGATGTTGCCCGTGTTGCAGCCTCAGCAGCGACAGGCAGTGTCACAGTCACCGGCTCTGGCACGGTTCCAGCGGGCACCGTCCTGCAGCGGGCAGACGGCACTGAATACATGGTTGATTCAGAAGTTGTGATTAGCAGCAGTGGCTCGGTCGATGTGACTTGCTCAACACCGGGCGCGAATGGCAACGCCTCATCAGATACCAGTCTCTCATTTGTGTCACCGATTGCCGGTATCGATAGCACGGCCACGGCAGGCGATCTGACCGGCGGTGCCGATATTGAAACAGATGATGCGCTGCGCGCCAGACTGCGCGAACGGGTGCAGCAGCCACCACATGGCGGTGCGTTACATGACTACATCGCCTGGTCTAAAGAAGTGGCCGGTGTCACCCGAGTCTGGCCGAAAGATAACTGGCTCGGTGCCGGCACCGTCGGTGTCTTCTTCGTGCGTGATAACGATGTCAGCATCATTCCTGATTCTGCCGAAGTTCAGACCGTGCAGGACCATATCGACACGAAAAGACCGGTTGGAATGAAAGGTATGACCGTGATCGCACCGATTGAGGCCTCACAAGATATGACCATCAGCATCAGCCCGAATGACAGCACCACTCAGGCTGCTATCGAGGCCGAACTGTCAGATTTGTTCTCGCGTGAATCCAACGTCGAAGACGGCAACGGCTCCGGTACCATCCTGATCAGCCATATCCGAGAAGCTGTCAGTATCGCTGCCGGTGAAAACGATCATGCCATGGTGTCGCCCACGGCAGATATCACCCTGAGCATTGGCGAAATCGCCACGCTTGGCACAATTACATTCCAGTCGCTATGAGCACGCTAACAGATTACCTGCAGCAGATTAAGCAACTGCTGCCACGCGGCCCGTTGTGGTCAGGTCTGGCAGAGGATGAAACCTTTCAGGCTTATCTGGAGGGCGAGGTCGAGGAAAAGCTACGCATTCATAATCGGGCTTTTAACCTGATCAACGAAACCGATCCCCGCACAGCCTACGAGCTGCTGCCGGAATGGGAGCAATTCGCCGGCCTGCCGGATCCCTGCCTCGGTGAACTGGGCACGCTGGAACAACGCCAGCAAAACCTGCACACCAAGCTCACCACCATCGGTGGTCAGTCGCGCCAATATTACATCGATCTGGCAGCTACGCTGGGCTACAGCATCACAATCACCGAGTTCGATCAGTTCAGTGTCAATGACACAGTCGATGACAGCATCAATGGTCAAGATTGGGAGTTTGCCTGGCAGGTCAATGCACCAGATGAAACCGTTACTTATCTCAGGGTGAGCAGCGATGTCGATACCGCGCTGGCTGACTGGGGTAATGAGAGTCTTGAGTGCGCCATATCCAGACTGAAACCCGCACACACCACAGTTCTATTTGCCTACGGAGGTTAAATAAATGGATCCACGTAATTACGAATCCGGCGCTGCCGGTTCACCACCGTCCGCACCGGCCAGCCCCTCAACAGGCTATCCGACCGGCGGTGACCCGCAAACGGCCACGCCTGCCACCAAGCCCGGTGCCCATTGGTTCTATAAGGTTGGCGAATCCCTACGCAACATCATCACCAATGCAGGCCTCACGCCCGATGATGGTGATCTGAACCTGCTGCAGAAAGCCATCGTCAAGCTGGTCTCAGCCACCAACCACGTCGTCCGCCTCGAAGATGTCACCTTCGGGCCATCCGTTTCTGATGGTGATGCCGTGTACTGGGACACTGCCAACAGTCGCTATGACCGGGCCATTGCCGACGGTACCGACAAACAGAAAATGGTCGGCTTTGCCGATGTCACCAACAGCCTGGTCGAGGCGTTTGGCCGTTCGGCCCTGTTCTCTGGCCTGACTGCCGGCACCAAGTATTACCTGTCAGGCAGCACTGCCGGTGCCATCACGGCAACAGCTCCATCTGAAAAGGTGGTGGTCGGCCTGGCCAAATCAGCCACGGTGATGTTTGTTGATATTGATCCCATTGCCGGCACACCGGTCCAGGATCAATCAACCTGGAACACCGGCACCGATACCACTGAAAGTCTCATTAGTCCTGACAAGCTTGATGAGAAAATCAAAACGCTGGCAATTGGTGAGGGGCAAACTTGGCAGGATGTCACTGGAAGTCGAGGCCCTTCAACGATCTACACAAATTCAACCAGTAGATCGATTCTTGTAGCTGTCACCTCCTCAGTCACTCCGTCTCCAAACTACTTTCAAGTATCAGATGATGGGGCTACTTGGGTCAATGTTGGCTACACAGGTGGTGGATCAAGCGCTGATAATGAAAACGCCACATTCATTGTTCCTCCTGGAGCTCGATATCGTTTAAATGTAGGATCTGCATCTATTGATAACTGGTCGGAGTTACGATAATGAAATACTTTAAAGACGAAAACAGCAATGTTTTTGCGTTTGAATCTGATGGCTCACAAGACCACCTTATTACGGCTGAGATGACTGAAATTGATGAATCAGAAGTCCAGTCAGTCATCGATTCATCGCTCACTGTTGAGCAGTTGCTCAATAATAAGCAGGGCGAAATCACTCAGAAATTCAAGGCAGCCATGTCACCGGTCACAAGCCTCTATACGGCTGAAGAAATCGCCAGCTTCCCGACCCAGGAGCCGGAAGCATTGGCATGGCAAGCGGATAACACCGCGCCGACGCCGCTGATTGACCTCATTGTCGCAGAGCGTGCCAGCGTGGATAAACCAACACTGGTGCAGCGCATTATTGATAATGCAGCCGACTACAAAACAGTGGCCGGGCCAGCCATCGGCAAAAAGCAGGACTTTGAGGATCAGCTTTATGCCCTCAAAGCCCAGCACGAAGATACAGAAAAGCCGGATGTCACCAAGGCTGATATTGATGCCATCGTGGTGGACTTTTCGTAGCCGAAAAACTCAACCCAACCCGAAGCCCGAAAGGGCTTTTTTTATGCCTGGAGGTTTTATGAAAGCGTTATTTCTTGTGTGTCTCATGATGCTGATGACCGGCTGCGCGGCAGTTGATTTGCAGGAGTCCAGTGCCCGTGTGCCGGTGCAATACGCCACACTTAAAGTCATTGAAGATTCAGACAGCATCGCTGCCCGTGATGTACTCCAGCACACCGAACGGGTGAGGCAGGTTGTCGTCAATGATGCGGAAATCAACATCAGCCAGCTGGTCGATAACACCATTGATCTGATCGGCATTGATAGCTTCGAGGCCTCAGACCGGCTGTTGCTGATGATCTTGTTTAATAACATCCAGCAAGCCGTCATCGATGTCAGGCCGGATATGCCACTGCAGGAACAGCGCGTCAGGCTGCTCACACTGCTGGACTGGATTGACCAGGCCGCGAGGCTGGCCCAGTGAAGGGTTATGACTTCGATCCGCTGGAATATCCCGCGCTCAGACGAGTGTGGGATGTGGAAAACAAACGGCCAGTTGATCAGTGGCTCACAGAAACCGGTTTTCATATCACCTTGCCTGATGGCCGTGTTGTGTATGTGCATCCCGGCTTTGCCTTTGATAAAGCCTCAGTGCCGCGAATCCTGCACGGTTATCTCAACCGCGATGACAGCCATGTGATTGTGGCTGCGCTGGTCCATGACTATCTCTATGAGTATCAGAAGATAGAGAACAAATGGATCAACCGCAAGGAAGCTGATAAGCACTTCTACGGCATCATCAAACAGTCCGGCATGCGAACCACCAAAGCCTGGCTGGCCTACATCGCCGTCCGCATGGGCGGCTGGCGCTTTTTCAACCCCAGAGCCAAGCGGATCAGAAATCCTCATTATGTGGAGGCAGCATGATTCAGGTCGACCGCATTATCGATGATGTGCTGGCCATTGAGAAAGGCTATGTGAACGATCCGGATGACTCTGGAGGCGAGACAAACTATGGCATCACCATCGACGTGGCCAGAGAGAATGGCTATTACGGGCCGATGATTGATATGCCAGTGTCATTCGCCCGTCAGGTCTACACAAAGCGCTACATCAATGAGCCGAACTTCCACCTGGTGATCGACCATAGCGAATCAATAGCTGCTGAACTGATAGACACCGGCATCAACATGGGGCCACATCGTGCCGCTGAGTTTCTTCAAAGATGGTTGAACGGTTTTAACTTGGGTGGTCATCCAGATTTGTTCGTTGATGGCCGTGTCGGCAAGATCACTATCAATGCACTTTCCGCCTTTCTACGCAAACGTGGAGAAGAAGGGGAGCGCGTTTTATTCACTGCGTTGAACTGCACTCAGGGTGATCGGTATCTGGAACTCACCGAGGCCAGAAAGAAAGATCGGAAGTTCCTCTACGGCTGGATGAGACACCGAGTAGTCATGTAAGCTAAATCAGAGCCTGCCGGTTACCAAGGATGGGGTGGCCGGCTTAGCGATTCGTCGATGTTCCGCCGGCAGGCTCACTCCACTATAGTCAATTTCGATTGATCCTTTCTCTTATGTTCTCTATATTTTCTCATCTAAGAGAAATGGAGAACATCATGCCCGAAGCACTACGTTACCCAGCCGGTGATAACGTACTGACCGTCACCTACCTCACGCCAGATGCACAGCTTCCGATCCTGCTGCGTGACGGCCGCTATAAGCTATTGCCCTGGGGCCGTCGCCGCAATGAACTTGGCAACCTCCCGTTCGGGCCGCATGCAGCACTGCATCAAATCTATTCCGGATGGTGGGACAAGTATTTTCCTCACCCAGTGAAGATCCCCTACCTGGCATTCATGGAGCAGGACTTTGAAGGCCGCAGCAAATGGTACGAGAATGCCCTGCAGGCACAGCACCATATCCAAGGCCTGATCGCCAAAGACGGCAACGAGCTCAGAGTCTACATTGTCACCGAACAACCCGACTCAGAAATGCAGCCTTTCCACGATCGCTGGCCACGGATAGTGACCCACCTCGATAAGAACCTTTCAGACGCGCAAAAGCAACGCGCCAAGGCCAATAAATAAGGTTTATTTTAGGGAGAATTTTAGGGAGGCAATAAAAAAGGGCTTACGTCAAAAACGTAAACCCTTAGTATCCTTGGCTCCCCGAGCTGGACTCGAACCAGCGACCCAATGATTAACAGTCATTTGCTCTTAGATTCTCACAGCAACTTATCGCACCATTCAATTCTAAATCTCTGATTTATTTGCGGTTCAGAGTCTCCCCCTGGGCACCATTTCCAA